AGGAAAGATTAAAGGCTTTTCATCCCCTTCTTTCTTCTTAGAACTTTTAGGCTTTTTGGGTGGGGTGCTCTCGTGCGTATGCGCGAGACTCTCTTCTTTGTTTATAGTTTTAATATCTATAATAGGTGGGATTTGTGTTTCATCCTCAAAATTTGCGGATGATATTGCGGATGTTCCTTTTTTATCATCCTCAAAATTTGCGGATGATATTGCGGATGTTCCTTTTTTATCATCCTCAATTTTTGCGGATGATTCTGAGGATGATGTTGCGGATGATTCCGGTATATCATTTATAAATCTATCTTCATCGTTATCTATATCTTCATCCTCAATATCATCCGCATTTTTTGAGTATGATATTGCGGATGATTCTGCGGGTGATACGATGTCGTTACTTAGCTTCTTTACGAATGAGTAATAACAACCTATACGTTTATCTTTGCTTGTTTCATAGTAAATAAGACCGGAAGATGCTAAACTGCTTCTTGATTTACGTAAGGTATTATCAGACATATCCAAGTTTCCACAGAGCACATTACTACGGACAAAGAATACATCCTTCCATTTCATCTCGTTACAGATCGCTACAAGCTCATGGTACAGAGCTTGGGCGGCTGTAGTGAGGTAGGTATCATCCCGAACCTTTCGGAGCCTGGAAATTAATTGATAGCTGTTCATTTCGCTTTAAAATAGATACACATTACTTTTCTTACATTACAATTAGGTTGAGGTACATAGGTTTTGCAGATCGGACAAAGGAAGTTGTAGGAATCGTGGGGAATCCCATTTATGCACTTAGTGCAATCCGGATACCAGATGATTTTCGGAGGTGGTGATTTCTTTGCCATATTCTATGTTATAAGTTAAGCATGTAGTCGTTGACAACTCGCATAAATTCATCAAGAGAATAGCACACTTCACATTTATACCCATTTAGCCGCAGTTTATTCATTACTTTTTTCTGATTTTCCGTAGGAGTATTGGGTTTTACTTTCATCTCAATATAAAGACCATGGTAGAATCTATTGGATATCGGAATATGTAGATCTGGGACACCGGATGTTACTCCTTCGCTTTTCAATTTTGCTGCTACAATTTTATTTCGTTGGCCTCCATTAGGTATTGCATAGATTAAGCAGTTCTGGAACTTTGTGTGGAACCACTTAATGCAGGATACTTGCAGTTGATGTTCTAGGTCTCTCATAAGCCAAAGTAAAGATTAGCAGCTTCAACATCATGCTGAAGAACTATTTCCACTAATTCGGTACGGCTTCTTCGGTAATCACGGTTTCCATCGTACAGATCGTGATGTTCTCGGCACATAGGGACTATGTTCCATGGTTCGGTATAATATTGTGGAAATATAGATTTCGGAAGGAGATGTGCCGGATCTACCGCATGTGTACCACAAATACAACAATAGGGAGATAGTGATCTTTTTATTTTCGCTATTTCCCTATTTATTTTCGCTTGTTTTTTGCTGACAGGTTTTAATCTTGTTCGCTTCATTGCTGCATGTTTTCAAATTTATTTAAGTAACTCGCTTTTCCGTATAATGGCTCTACTAGTTAGTATTGTATCATCCGTATTGTGAGAAAGTGTAGTTCTCTTCATTCCTATTTGTTCTTCCGTTAAATGCCGGAAGATTGCAGTAATAGAACTAAAATAGCAATTCCGTTTCTCGAATATTAGATGTACATGAATGACTTTAGTTTTTCGCATGTTCTATAAATAAATACTTCCAAATAGCCGCTATTTGGAAGTATTGTTTTTGTTATAAATGTGAATTCTAACTGAAAGGATAGCCAACTGGTTAGCTTTATCTTCAAATGTTCGTATATCCTCAAGTGGATTGTCGTAGATCCATTTATGTAAATCATCCGCTCTTTTTTTTAGGTTTTGGATGTCTACTTTTTCTATAAGTGATTTCATTATCTTCTATTTCATTGAGTGCCCGCAGATATGGGCGTGATTGGTTGTAACCGTTTTTGCTCTTGGGGAAAGAGGATATCTTATCTGATAGTGCTTCTTTGATAGCCTTAACGGATGGGGAGCGTACTGATAGCTTCATACCGGTTATTGTTTATAGAATCCTTGGAATCTGACTACGTTGAAATATTCAGGCGATTTTATTAACCCGTCACCCATTCCTGAGAGCGTTTCAGCCCCTGCTTCATCAATGACTACTTTTGAGTCAATTTCTTTAGGTACCCGGAAGCATATCTGTACGGGAAAGTTTACCTTAGCGTCACCTGTTATGACATTCACTGATGCACGTTGAGTTGCCGCAACGATACGATAGCCAAGTGAACGCCCTTTTTGAAGGAGTATCTTTAAGTTTTCTTCCAATGATTTCTGCATAATCACTTGGCCTCCGATCTTTACTTTTAATGCAGCACCTGAACGAGATGCGGAAACCGCATCGGCAAACTCATCGAAAATAATTAATTTCTTTGGGTATGTTTTTCTGCTTTTCGCTCTGTTCTGCATCTGCTCTACAAGTAGCCTCATTTGTTCTTCTATCTCTTCTATTTCGTTGAATACGCGAATCCCAACTCCGGTGTATGAGCAAAATTCGTATTTAGGGTCGAAGATTATGATGTCTTTGACTCCCGCTAGTTTTGCGTATTCGACTGTAGAAATGATTGATACTGACTTTCCGCTACCGGTGGCACCGCAAATAAGAACGTGTGGGGTTGAATGGTTATTGAGGTCCCAATGGATGGTTCTTCCGAAATTGTCTACACCGATAGGTAGTTTTTCTCCTTCCAAATATTTGGGATCCCAAAATAGTGTTTCTGTTCTCTTTTTCGGGGTTTCAATGAACAGGTAGGATCTGTCTTCGTAGACCATCAGGTCTTTTCCTATACGGACGGAAGATACATTTAGTGCATTTGCCATGTCTAGACCATACTTCATAACGTTGGCTATCTTGACTCCGGCTGATATTTCAAGAAGGTAGGTATTGGATGAATACCCGCTGATTTCATGTGCTACCCGGACTAACATGCCGAATGTGCGCAATACATGTTCTATTTTCTCTGAGTTGGTCATATTTTTATCGGATAAATCGTAAGTAATAAAAGTGGCTGCTTTTTCTCTGAAAGATGTGATTGTTTTTGGGCTGATGGCAGACAGGGAGGCGTCTCTTATCTTTTTCTGCCTTCTTGCTATTAGTGCTTTTTTACTGTCCGGTATTTCGAAGTCATCGACTTCGGCTATCATTGTTTTTGCCCAAAATGCGTATATTTCGGCTTTGTCGATGAAGTTGTCGTTGTCGTTGATCATGTAAACGTAGTCCGGATCGGATACGGCTTCGATCATTCTTTTGAGAGGTTCGTATAGGATGGCTTCGTATAGCTTACGGGTGTCTTCTGTCAAAATGATCTTGAATTTCTTCAGCTGTGGAGAAGCGTCTTTGTTTTGGGAATCTTTGTTTTCGATGAACCAGACTTCATCCACCTTTAAAGCTGTTTTTGATTCGAAACATTTGATATAGGTGATGGCTTGTTTCCCACATACGAAAGCCAATTCATCATCATCTGTATATTTGGATTTCGTCTTGTGGTCTATAATTATTATTTTTTCGTCTTTCAAGCGAACTACAAGGTCGATGTTGGCATGGCATGGGAGAGGTATGTCTACTCCATTTATAACTAGCCATTCGTCACATCTTAATTCTACTCCTAATATATCGTCGATGTCGGAAGTGTATACCGATTGCTCTTTATAGAAATTCCTGATTAAACTAGAAACAGACTTGGTAGCTTTGATTTTACATTCTTCAATGGTAGGAGTAGTCTTTTGAATCTTCCAGGCATTGGCAGGTATCTCTTCTATGTAGGCGAATGCGATTTTCTCCATATCTATAATAGAAGTAGCAATCCCATCAGAGAGATTTTTGAAAAACATCTCCATTGCTGTGTGGTATGCGTTTCCAGCTATGGAACTTGAAGACCGCTTGGAGCGTTCTCTATAGATTTCATTTTTCTCAAATTCTTTTTCATTTCGGGAAAATGAAGCTACTTTACTATAACTCCATGAGTCTATGAGATAATTAGAAAAAAGATCTTCTAATTGGTCGCTATTGTAGGATGAGTATTGGTTCATGGTAATTCATTGGCTTTTTTATCCTTCATCTTTTCCTTTTTATTGGAGAGGTCTTCTTTGATTCCGCGAATAGGCTTCATCAAATTATCTACAGAAGTATCTCCATCTTTCAGAGATTGAAGTATTCCTATCAATGTTGATATTGCACTTGCATTTATTTGATTAATCGTCTGTTTTCCACATAGTTTCACTACTTCTTCTTCGGAGATAGCATAATCATTCTTGAAACTGTTGACAATGGCTGTTCTCTTTTTGAGCAATTTATCGACGTCTGATAAGTCTCCGGTTATCAGTTTTTGAGCTGCTTCGTATACTCTGTTGGTTATTGCTTGTGGTATGACGGAAAAAACAGAATTGCGGTAAGCTATAGAGTTGGCTGCATTTCCTGTGACTGTTATCATATCATCGGAGAAACGTTTTCCTTTGCTGTCCACAATGCTTCTGCGAACTTCGAAGGCGGATGCGACATTTGTTTCTAAGTCCCAACATGTACCTCGGCTGATTACTTGTTTGTCAGTAATCTGTACCACTTTTGCTTCGGTCCTTATATTTCCCCAATTTGATACGATTATTTTAGCGAGGTGTACAGATGGACCGGTAATTAACTTTCCTCCACGTGGAAGGGAATATCCGCAAGATTGAGCAGTATCTAGGTTCATTGTAGCTATTACAATTGAATTGTCAATACTGCGCCTTATATCACGCGGATATTGTTTGGCTGTTGATACTTGGGAATCTATGTTCGCTCTCTCTATTGCGTCCACTTGGACGATTTGTAAGTTTTGTGCTTCCACTGGAAGGCTTTCGTAATTTTCAAGTTCCATGGTTGTTGTTTTAATTGATTATTTCGTCTTTAGTATTATCGCACGAGATCAGCCTTGTACCTGATTGAAGAAGGGTAATTGATTCGTTGCAGTGTTTGTACACCGTTCCGGTCACGACTTCGGTTTCCCATGACCAAAAACCAGGTTCAGCTACAAGGAAATGATGGAGGATAGTTGCTTCTGTTCCAATTGGAAGTTCTTGTAGGTTCATATTTATCTTTTTATAAGTTAATCTCCTTGATATACTCCACGACTATATTCTTCCATTAAGAGCTTATCTTCCACAGTGGGTTTTTTTCTTATTTCAGTTTTAATCTCTCCTTTGATAGTCTGGGAAGGATTGTACTTTTTTGCTGCTCTAGCTTCCAATATCTTTCCCATTTGATCCTGTAAATCTTTTAATGTTGTCTTACTCATATTTTTCTCCTTTCTTTTTGAAATATTAAAGCCCGCACAGATTTGTGCGGGCTGGTTGAACTATAAAACCAAACTCCCATGTGCCTTAGGGAACGGCTACGCTTTTAAAGGATGTACGGCTTCCTCGTCTTCTGTGTAGAACATTTATATTGGGGACAACCCAGGAATCGAACCTGATTTTCACCCGTGTGGATGCGTTCTACCATGTGAACTAGCTGTCCGGTTTCCCTCAACGCTTTGAGGGGGGGGGATTCAAAACAAAATGGGGTAATATATACCAGTTCCGGTCATGTGAGTATCAAGCCCGTACCCATGGCGGCTTAGTATATTTAAATTTAGACATGACACCTTCGCAGGCTTTTGCTCCTCTCAACGCAACAATGCGTGTGTGGATACCCGAATTTGACGGGAGAGGATTATATATGTAGTATTCAAACTGAATTGAAATTTAAAGTTCATAACTTCTACTTTTCATCTCTATTTATACTTTTGCAGTCCACACATCTTTCTTGTGCAGCCCGGTGGTTATTGCCTGTAGTCGGTTCTTGTCCCTTTTAGTGGAGACGCGCTGTCTGCTATATTGCCATTATGCGCTGCAATAGAAATGTTATATAGTGTTCGCACCCCGGAATCGAACCGGGGTTAACCATTGTGCGATGTGTTATTTACCTCTTGCTATTCTTTTTTGCTCCAAGGTGGGAACGTTGAAATAATCTTGTTTGATATCTTGAAGTTTCCGGAGAATAGATGTCTTGTATCTCATTTTACCAGCTTCTATACGAGGGGTTATTAATCCAAACTTTTTCCATCGTTCAATATTGTTTTTACCGAACATCTTATAAGCCTTATTTTGACTTATATATTCTGGATCTTCTTTCACCTCTTTCAGGTAGTCTGCCATTCTTTTTGCCATATCGGCAAAGAGTGTGATTAGTGAATCTTCATTTAATTGAATCATAATAGCTCTTATTAGATATGTATTCTTTGGCTATTTGCGAATCTGTACATTCGTTACCCAGTTTCAGATAAATTTCTTCATACGCTTCTTGAGGCATCGTGTATACAATTTGTTCTATTCGATCGGCACTCCCAGCTATTCCTAATACTCCAAAAAACAGGATGAATCCGAGCACGAATACTAATGTCTGTTTGGTAAGTCTGTTCATGATCTTATTCTTTTATTATCATTGTAGGCAGCGAGTTGTGATCTCCTGAAAAGCACACGTCCATTCGGCTTGGAATACGGGATTTTACCCTTTGCTTTAAGAGTGTAAAGCTGCCGTTCCGTGATTCTTAGCATTTCACAGGCTTCTTTGGTGGTTATCCATTCATCTGTCATTTCGTTAACTACTGCGTCTATCGCCTTCTTTACTTGTGAGGTGATTTCTTTCTTTTGCTGCTCTACTATTTCAGCGGCAATTCTTTTGATATCGTATGCGGATAGTGCCATATAGATAATTGTTTTAAAGTTTATATTGGCTCCCGTGAGCTAATTCGATTCAGCCGCTCTCGCTTTTTCACGGGATTTGCTTAACTTTGAAGTCTCAAATCAAAAAAATAAGCGTTATGAATGAAAAAGAATTGTTATCTAGATTTTTAAATGGTTTCCCTAATTCTACTCATCCTACAGACCGAAAGAATTTCTTAGAGTATGCCATTTCGTGTGTTGAAAATGATCATTGTATTGATGTCGAATCTATGAAAGAAGCAGGCGTAGAACTGGAGGTTGTAGAGGACTACGAAATTGCCTATTCATGGATTAAATACACCATGGATTATTTATCGAACAGAGAAACTCTCTAACCTTCTCGGAAGCTATGGCGGCTTCTTCTTTTGTCATGAATAGGTTGCCGGCTTCTTTTAGTTCCTTGAGTTGACTTTTGAGTATCGGATATCTCCTGCCATTATATTCCCTAATGTGCTCAGGACGAAAATCCCCTTCACGCAGATACCAATAATTGAGTTCTTTCATCGGTTGTATTATTTTATATGTGTTACTACTACATCGTCTATACGTCCTGTCTCAGACAGGTAAAGGATTATCCTTATTGTACTTTGAATATTTCAACTCCAGGTACCACCTTTTCTATTCTGTTGCGAATAAAATCAATAACAATATCTTCATAGTTCCACTCTTTAGAATAAGACATTGTATCTTGGTGCCCATCACAAATCACGTTCCCACAGCTATTTATTGACAAACTAAAGTATCCAGCCATTTCAACCAGGCTATGACATTTAAAATGCTTGTTGCCTTTTATAAGAATATAATTTACTTTCATCATTTATACCTTATTGGTTATGGGCTTCTTGGAAATTACGCATCCGTATTCGTTTAAGGCCGTTTGTCTGATAAGATCAGGCTGATCACCCTCCGTTGTAAACCGAAGTGCATTACGTACCGTGTTCTCTGTTACACCAAATCGTTTGGCTAACTTTGGTATTACTCCTTTTTCGTACAAAATTTTTGCTTTATAAATTGTCATATTAAAAAGTGTTTATTACATTTGCGGATTAACATTCGCATTTTGAAAATCAAAACGTGATTGTTATTGATTACGTTTGCAAATATAAGCGGTTTGCCTATATTTTAAAAGTTAAACCGCATATATTTTATAGTTAACCCGTTATTTATATTTATTCTAAATTATGTAATATATGGATGGTTCTGTTAATCAGAGAATTAGTCGAATTATTGAAAATAGTGGTATGAGCCTTACTGCTTTCGCCAAAATGATTGGAATAGCACAAACGTCATTAAGAGATTGCGTGAAGAATGGAGCAGAGCCAAAGTATTCTACTTTAAATAAAATACTTATAGCTAAACCGCTTGTTTCAGCGGAGTGGCTTCTGACTGGAAAGGGAGATATGGAAAAAAAAGAATCTTCTAATTCAGAATTGGTTGAAGAACTTAAAGCTGAAATAAACCAGTTGAAAGGTGAAAATCGAATACTCCGTGAACAAATAGGTCTCGGAGAAAGGAAAGAATCAGATAGTAGGAGTGCGTAATCATTGATTTTAATACTAGAAAAAGAGAACGATGAGAAGTATTAAATATATAATAGTGTTACCTTTCTTATTGTTGCTAATTGTGTCTTGCTCTAAAGGTGATGAACATTTTTTGGATGGAAAAACCTTTATGTATGAAATATTTCATTCTAAGAGTAATGAAGTCTCTGAATATGATAAATATTGGTCTTCATGGAGCTGGGAGTCACCTATTAGATATTTAGAGAGTTATAAGGATAACGATTATGCGCATTCAAGATCTTGGGAAGACGGGCTATTGACGAACATTTATGGTGCAATAGATAAGTTATTACCCGTTGAGTGCTATAAATCTACAACTATATCTGAGGGACAATATATATGTTCACGAAATGAGATCATAACTGATAGTATATTTGAAATTGAATTTTCTAATAATAGATGCGCTATTAATGTCCATGCGGTAAAATGTTCATTAGATAAAGATCAGATATTGAAATGTAAGCAATGCGTATATCTATTTAATGAAGGACGTTTCAATATTGGCAGTTTTGGTGATTATATTTTGGTTGAAAAGGATAAAGCGACGATTAGAACTCTTTTAGGACAGGTGAGATATTCTATACCATTGATTGATTTTAAAGGAAAGATTAATGGAAAGTGTAATTATCTTGATCAAATAGAAGAGGTCAATGATTTGAATGAATCCTATAGGTATGTAGTTGATAAAGATGATGTGAGATTAATGGATGAAGCAGGTCAGCTATGTGCCCTTTTTAATTTAAATACAAAAAGGATAGCTTACTTTTGAAAAGACTTCTCACTGATGGATAATGTGTTGTGGAAGGGCATATAAGATGAATTTAGAAACAAAAAAGTATACTAAAAGTATACCAAATTGATAAATTGTAAATTAATTATTTAACAGACAGTTGGTTACGAAATAAGTAGAAACCCCTGAGGGTGTACAAAGATTATTAAAAGGAGAACTTAAAAGGTTCTCCTTTTTTGTTAAGAGTCTTTATTGTTACAGTTCAGCTATAGGAATAAAAAATACCGCTACTCAAAGCTATATTCGACTTTGGTAGCGGTATTTTTTTATAGTGTACTACTATCTATTAGAACTTGAAGAAGTTCTTGGCATTGTTGTAGCTGATATCTTCAATCATTTGGTTTACACGCTCCATTTCAGATACCGGAATTTCTCCGTTTTCTACGTCACGTCCTACCAGGTTACACAATGTACGGCGGAAATATTCATGACGCGGGTAGGATAGGAATGAACGAGAGTCGGTCAACATACCTACGAAGCGGCTCAAAAGACCGAGTACTGACAAAGCATTCATTTGTTTTTCCATACCATCCTTTTGATCGAGGAACCACCATCCGGAACCAAATTGGATTTTTCCCGGGATAGAACCATCCTGGAAGTTACCCAGCATTGTTGCAATTACTTCGTTGGCGCATGGGTTCAAGTTGTAGAGGATTGTTTTAGTCAATTTGCCATTAGTGTTTAGGCGATCAAGGAATTTAGCCATTGCTTTGGCAGTTGTGAATTCACCGATAGAGTCGAAACCTGTATCAGCACCCAGTAATTTAAACATCTTCGTGTTATTGTTACGAATAGCGCCGTAATGGAATTGTTGAGTCCATCCTTTTTCCCAGTCCATTTCACCGAAGATCACAAGCATTGCTGATTTGAATTTCAGAATTTCTTCCTTGGTCAATTCTGCGCCACCATATACCTTATTAAAGATGGCTTTGATTTCAGCATCTGTATAATCTTCTGCGTAGAATTCTTCAATACCATGGTCAGACAGACGGCAGCCTTGTTCTGCGAAGAAGTCATGACGTTTGCGCAAAGCAGCGATCATATCATCAAAGTTGGAGATGATAACACCACTTACCTCTGCCAGTTTTTCTACATAACTGCGGAAATCTGCAGGGACTTCTACAGCCATAGCCTTATCAGGACGCCATGTTGGTAACATCTTGATTTCAAATCCGCTTTCGCGTGTTTTGATATGATATTCCAATGAATCGATAGGATCATCCGTTGTGCAAACGGCTTCTACATGATAACGACGCATCATTCCACGAGCTGAATATTCGGGTTGAGACAGTTTCTCGTTACATTCATCGTAAATTTCACGTGCGGTTTGTGGATTCAATATTTTATTGATACCAAATGCCGTTTTCAGTTCAAGGTGAGTCCAGTGGTACAATGGGTTGCGGAAAGTGTAAGGTACTGTTTCCGCCCATTTTTCAAATTTTTCCCAGTCTGTGGTATCTTTTCCCGTACAGAAACGTTCGTCTACACCGTTTGTACGCATTGCACGCCATTTGTAGTGGTCACCGCCCAACCAGATTTCAGTCAGTGATTTAAACTTGTAGTCGTCAGC